TTTTCTAAAGTATCAACCATTGTTTTTGCCCAAAGATTAACATCAGTTGCAATATCTCTAGATCCTTCCCAAGTTTTTACTTCTCCTGGCTTAACTAGGATCATTTGTGGCCATAAATTTTTGTGTAGCAATTTAAAATGTGTTTCTTCTAATGCACGTTTTTCTGTTTGATATCTTTGTATACCTATATCATTATCAAACTGTTCACCTGGAGGACCAGACTGGCAAGTTAGCATAGTGCTAATATTAATTATATGTTTATTCTCGACACCCTGCCAGCGTTGCCATATTTCATATAGTAATTCAGTTTGTGCAAATCCAACTTGTGCATTATTAATGAACACATCACACGGGTCAATTTGATCTGCTACTTTAGGTAAACTACGAATGTTATAGCCATTACGACGACTAAGCCCAACAATCTCATGCCCACGTTGTTCATACTGTTTGGCTAATGCTTGGCCAATCCCAGACGAATGTCCTGTAATTGCTATTTTCATTGATAATAATCTTTGTAACTAATTTTTCTTATTGTATCTTGTTCTTTAATAAACTCTAACAAATGTTTATTATTATTTTCTAAAGTTGCTAACTGATCTAACAAAGGCAATACTTCTTGATTTTTACTTTGTAACAGTTTTTCTCGAGCATCTAGTGTTAACCAATTTTCATACCTAATGTCTAACATTTCAGGTTGATTTAATAATGACCAACTGTGATCTAATCCGTGTTCATTTTTAAAATCAATAATGTTAGCAAAGTCCCCTACATTTAAACTGTTTACAGTTGTCCATAGATTAAGATTGTTTATACCCATGGCTTTATATTTCATTAGATTACTATAAAACTTATCCCATTTAATAGGCCATCTAACATAATCATGAACTTGACCAATACCGTCAAAACTAACTGTAACAGTAATATGTATGCCTCGTTCTAATAGGGCGTCTAATTCGCTAATAACCAACGCACAATTGGTGTTGATACGTATGCTTTTGACATTTTTAGGTGGGTTTTTTAGTATTTCTTTATAGTTCTTACTAGCACTAGGCTCGCCGCCGTTAATATCTAAATGTACTACTCTATCTAAAGGCAATGACCAAAAACCTTTGCTGTTATCATATATAGGATACTGCTTACTAGTTAATCCACCTATCTTTGTACTTAGTTCTTTGCTACAAAATTGACAGGCTGAATTACATACATTATCTAGTATACCACCTACTGTTAAATAGTCCTGCTTCTTTTGTAGTTTGTCAAATTTTATAGCATTTAGTCTGATACTACTGTTAGATATCTCTTCTGTCTGCTGGCATCTGACACATTCTTTAGGCCACTGTTCACTAGACATTTGTTCTTTTGTTTTAGTCATCCAATCACTTGACTGCATTTCATCATATGAATTAAATGTTGGTTGCCCAATCATATGTCCACAGCAACTTACAGTGCCTTCAGGGTGAAATCTAACAAAATGATCTAGTCTAGGACAATACATCAGTTACTCCAATGATTGTATTGCTTTTACCAATCGTTTCAAAAAATGCAGTTGGTTCTCTGTTCATAAGATGTGCTAAAATTTGTTTACGTGTCCAACTGTTGTTTACTAATGTTAACAGTGATTTGTCTAACTTTAGATAATGTTGATTATCAACATTATTTTTTAATCTTGTTATAGTAGCATTATCTAATATTTTGTCTTCATTGTTAGGTATTGCACGTATTGCTGTATATTCTGAAAGTTTATCCATGCCAACAAAATTAAACTTAGTTTCTTCAGTTGTGTATCTAAATAAATTTATCATCCAACTAAGTTGCGGAGCATAGTGTCTATTTAAAAACAAATAGTTTTCAACAAAATATAAAATAGTGTCTTTTGAAAAATTAGGATGCTCTGTAATTAAATTCCATACAAATGTATTGACACCACTAATAAATCGTTCTTCAGGATTTCTTAATATAACATCTATAGAATCAATACGTTTAAGTTGCTCGTTAAACAGTATTTTATATTTTTTTAAATGTGCTTCTTCGTATAAACTTGATCTAGCATTTTTAAAAATAGGATAGATGTAACGCTGTGAGGATTTTATTTCTATTACCTCACAGCGATTAGGATAGATTATATCATCTAATCTACTTAACATCTATGTACTTAGTCTTGATTAAGACTTACGGTTACGAATCATCGCTAGGATGTCTTCAGCACGTTTGCTACCACTTTCACCTGCTGGTGTTTCTACTGGTGCAGTAGGAGTCGCTTCTGCTGTTGTTTCTTCTACTTTGGGAGCCTCAACTGCTGGTGCTGTTGTTGCTTCTTGTGTAGGTTTTGACTCTGCAGTTTCTTGAGCAGGTGCTGATGATGTAACCACTTGAACGCCTCTTGGACGATAGTAATTACCCCAACGTTCTGAATCATATGCTTGACCATCAACTGATGCTTCAAACATTTCTTTCATAACTTTTAACTCTACTTCACTTGGTTTCTTAGGAAGGAAGTCGCTTAGGTTGTGAAGACCATATTGTTCAATAGCACCACTTTCAGTAGCGTCTAGTGCGGATTCCTTACGTGACCATTTTGAAGTTGAATAGTCAGCATAACCACCTTTAGATGTTTTAGTAATAATAAAGTCTAAACCACCTTGATAGTCTGTTGGTAAGTTTTCTAATTCTGGATCTAATAAAGCCGCCTTGATCAAGTTAAAGATCTGTGGACTAATAATAAATCTACGAATTGGATTTTCTGGTGTATTATCATCAGTGATTGGATTCTCTCTCACAAAACCTTGGAATAGGTATGATTTTTTCTTCCAATACTTACGACCCATATCTTCTAAACTTGAATCTTTGAACCAAGTTCTTACTTCTGCAAGAATAGGACATGCTTCACCCCACATTTCTACACATGGTACCTGTACCACAACTGGTTTACTATCTGCTGAGCCTTTAACGCCAGCAAATGGTAAGTTAATCATGTTACGTTCTACCCAAAAGAATGTATTGTCTGTGTTTGCGTCTGGTAAAAATCTAAGTTTGGCTGTGTCGCCTTCTTTAATATTCCAGTGTGCGTAGATAGCGTTGTCGCCGCCGCCTTGTGAATTGCCGCCTGTTCCGCGGTTTTCTGATGCTTGTAACTTTGCTCTAATTTCTGCTAAACTTGTTGCCATGGTATTTCTCCTTGATAATTTGCCATAATGTTTGTGCCTAAACTACATAACACTTCTATATTATATAGTATGTTTATTTATCTTTCAAGTGGGTTTTAATGATTTTTTTACCAATTTAGCCAAAAAAAAGCCACCCTAAGGTGGCTTTACTCAGTTGGTAGAGCAATTTATTTTAAGCCTGATAGTCTTCTAAGGGATGCCATTTCTTCTATACTTTCGTTTGCGTTTTTAAGTGCTTTTGCTACATCAGGATGATCTGATAAACCATCTGCTATTGATTCAATAGCATCAGTAGCGTCAGTCATGTTGCCTGTTGAGTTATTTGCTAATTTAATTGCGGCCTTAATGTCGTCTTGTGTATATTTTTCTGCTTCATCTAAGTTGGCATTACAGTTACAATGTGGACAGTCTGGTGGACAGCCACAATCTTCTGCTTTTACATCACTGCCACAACACTTATCTGAACAATGTGTATCTCTTTTTTCTTCGCCTAGTGTGTCCCATGATTTACTTGGATATCCACCTTTTGGTGTTGGTCCGCGACCTTTGTGTAGATCAAATACGTCCTTAAGCATGTCAAGGTATCTTTTTACTGCGTTTGGTTTGTCGTCTTCACTGGTTAAATCAGTAAAGTGCGTTACAGTAGTCATGCCATTGTCCATATCAACTACTAGTGCGTTGCTATGTGTGTTAGACACTTGTGCTACTGTACCTGTTTGGCCTTTGTCCTTAACATACACTCTTTGTCCTACTAATTTTTCTAATTTCTCGTGTGCTTCGTATAAATCATCGCCTTCTTTCATTTGTGTTAGATCTTTACTAATGTATGCTGGTTTGTTTGGGTCCTGTCTTAAGCCTGGTGTTTTTACTTCTTCCCAATCTGATTTTTTCATGCCATATTTTTCTTCAAACTCTTTGTCAGATAAATCGTTTAGGTCCATTGATAAATCTTTCATTTTGCCTTCTTCCAGATCATCAACATCAACATACTTACCTTTACCATCACAATCTGGGCAATCGTGTTTTTTATGTTCTTCATCTCGCCATTCGCCTGCACCCTGACAAGTTGGGCACTCATATTCTTTGTCTTCTTCAACGCTTTCGTCTGCGGCCACTGCCTGTGC